CTAATATCTTTATCTTGAGCGATTACGGTCTTACCTCTAAGAACTACTTTAAGCTTGACGGTGGAGCTTACATGGTCTTGGAGGCAGGAGACTACATTACCATGACTTCAGAAGCTGGTAGCACTATGTCTTATATCTGCACCTTTGAAGTTGAAAAGAAAGAGGGCCTATAATATATGGCTACGTATTTAGATACAGTTAATAATGTGCTCCGTAGGCTGCGTGAGCCTACAGTGCAGAGCGTAGACGACACCCCTTACTCCTCTATGATTGGTGTCTTGGTTAACGATGCCAAGCGTGAGGTTGAGGATGCTACTGAGTGGAACTCTCTGTCTTCTACTGTCACAGTGAACACAGTTGCTGGCACATACAACTACACTTTGACAGGTGCGGGTACTCGCTTCCGTGTGATTGACGTTGTTAACGACACAAGCAACACTGTGCTTCAGAACGCACCTACAAACTGGATGACACAACAGTTCCTGTTCACAGCAGATACTGATCGTGGTTCTCCTATGTACTACAACTTCAACGGTGTGGACACTAACGGAGACACTCAGGTTGACTTGTATCAGCGTCCTTCAGGTGTGTTCACAATCCGCTTTAACTTGGTTGTCCCACAAGCTGAACTGTCTACCAACACAACCCGTATCTTGGTTCCTGCTCACTTGGTAGCTATGTTGGCTTACGCTAAGGCTATCGCTGAACGTGGTGAAGATGGTGGTAACCTTTCCTCAGAGGCTTATGCCTTGTACAAGAACGCTTTGGCTAACGAAGTTGCTATTGAGCGTAACCGTTACTCTGAAGAGATGAACTGGACTGCACCCTAACTATGGCTGAACAACTCGTAGGATCATCCATTGCAGCCCCCGGCTTTAAGGGGATCAATACTCAAGACAGTTCTGTAACTCTTGAGTCAGGGTTTGCCACGATTGCTAATAACTGTGTGATTGATAAGTTTGGTCGTATCGGTGCTCGTAAAGGTTGGTTGGCTAAGAACACCACTAGCACTGACTTAGGTAGCAACCCTATCCAAGCCATCGGTGAGGTTATCGACAACTCAGGCAACGCTTACACTATCTGTGCAGGTAACAACAAGCTGTTCAGACTCTCAGGTAGCACCTTGACTACCTTGACATATGGTGGCGGTGGTACAGCCCCTACAATCACTTCTAACAACTGGCAAATGGCTCCTCTGAATGGAGTCCTTTACTTGTACCAAGCTGGTTACGACCCCCTAGTGTTTGATCCTGCTGTCTCTACAACCACCTTCCGTAGAGTGTCAGAGAAGACAGGTCACTTAGGTACAGCTGAACAGAATAACGTAGCTATCAGTGCTTTTGGTCGTATCTGGAGTGGCGGTAACACTACAACCAAGAGTGTTGTACAGTTTAGCGACCTTCTTGCTGGTCACGTCTTGTCTACAGGTACATCAGGTACTCTTGACTTGAACGAAGTGTGGCCTAACGGTGCAGACGAAATTACCGCTATGGCTGCCCACAACGGCTTCCTGTATATCTTTGGTCGTCGTCAGATCCTAGTGTACAAAGACGCTTACGATCCTGCTGCTATGGCCTTAGCGGACACAGTATCTGGTATTGGCTGCTGTGCTCGTGACTCTGTGGCTTTGACAGGCACTGACGTTATCTTCTTGTCGGACAGTGGTGTACGTAGTCTATCACGTACTATCCAAGAGAAGAGTGCTCCTTTCCGTGACATTAGCGCCAATGTGCGTGATGACTTAGTTGAGGATCTTAATGCTGAAACTCTGGCTAATATCAAGTCTGTATATTCGGACAGCAACGCTTTCTACCTTATCACATTCCCTACTAAGGGTAGAACATATTGCTTTGATACAAGGGCTGTTCTCCCCAACGGTGCTGCAAGGGCTACAACGTGGAGTCTAGTTCCTAAAGCTTTGTTCTCCAATAGAGCCAAAGAAGTCCTCATGGGCTTTACAAGCTACGTAGGATACTACACTGGTAACCTAGACCGTACAGCTACCTATCGTATGGCTTACTACTCTAACTGGTTTGACTTGGGACAAGCTCAAGCAATCAAGATCTTGAAGAAGTTAGGCTTCACCCTTATCGGTGGTAATCAAGCTGACGTTATCGTTAAGTACGCTTTTGATTACAGCCCTTCATACCAGACTAGAAACATCACTATGGGTTCTAGATCAATATCTGAATACAACATTGCTGAGTGGGGTATTGCTCAGTGGACAGCAGGTGTTGTCTTTGATAACCAACGTATTCAAGGTTCAGGTAGTGGTACTGTCTTCCAGTTCGGTATTGAGGTAAATATAAACAGTTTTGAGTTAAGCGTTCAAAAGATGGACGTATTCTGTAAATTAGGACGGACAATCTAATATGAGTAATTATACTATTGCAGTGGACTTCGCAGCTAAGGATTCCTTGGCTACAGGAGACACAAATAAACTTGTTAAAGGCACTGAAATAACTGCTGAATTTGAAGCTATTGCTACAGCTGTTAACTCTAAATCTGATGCTGCTAGTCCTGCCTTCTCAGGTACGTTTAGTGGTTCTTATACTATCGACTGTGGGACATACTAATAATGGCTGATATTTCTATTGATCGTCGCTACTGGGTTGAGGATTCCGTTGCTCGTGCTTGGCCTCCCGGTCGAGATGTCTTTACAGGCGAGGACAACCCTAAAGCTAACTACGCCCTTGACTTGAACATTGATGGCAAGGTGATGACATTCATCCCCTCGTCAGTTATCAACAACGGTGTTTATAACCCTTTTGGTGAAGTATCTAAAGGTAGAATTTACGCAGATAAGTCCTACTACATGCCTTGGTTCTTAGACCCCAATAACCAGAAGACGCTTGCTGAAACAGGCAGTAAAGTAGATCTTGCTGATAGTTCTGTTGGTAAGTACCTTAAAGACAAGATGGGCGCTTCTACTGATGGTGTCTTAGTTCCTAAAGGGAGTATTCCTTTTGATTCTCAGATTGTCAATGCTCCCGGTAAAGTACAAGGGATTGGTAACATCAACGGTCAGAATGTCTACGTAAACGAAGATGTTAATAAACAAGGCCGTACATTCTTTACTGACCCTGCTGGTCAAACTAGAGAATACATTGCCCCTAGTGGCGGCGGTGGTTTTCTTGGTGGCTTGCTAGGTGGTATTGGCGATATTGGTGAAGACATCGTCGGAGGTATTAAAGACTTTGGTGGCAATATTGACCAAGCAGTTCGAGAGACTCTTCCCGGTGGATGGACAACAGCTGCTTTGTTGGCTGCTGGCTATTATGGCCCTGAAGCCGCAGGAGCAGGAGGTTTAACAGGAACTGACGCTGCCTTGGCTGACTTAGCTGCTTCTACTCCTGCGTTTACTGGCACTACCGCTGGCGCAACAGGAGCTGCTGCAACAGGTGGTCTAATGACAGGTGGAAGCACTGGAACAGGTTTTCAAGCTACTGGCACAACAGGACTTACAGGCGCAGGAACAACTGCTTACGGCGGTCTAGGTGCAGGTCTTGGTGAAGCTACAGCTGCCGGAGGTATTGGTGGATCAGCTATTGGTGGTTTAGGTTTAACAGGTGGTGAAGCTGCTTTTGGAGGTCTTGGTGCAAACTTAGGTACAGCAGGTCTTGCAGCAGGTACAGGCTCTTTGTTGGGCACAGGGGCCGCTGCTGGAGGTGTAGCTGCAGGTCTAACAGCCGCTGAAGCTGCAAAAGCTGGACTGATCTCAGGTGGCCTGAACACTGTTGGTGGTCTGTTACAAGGTGAGACATCTAAAGATGCTGCAAACCAATTAGCTGCTCAACAGGCTGCTTTGGCTGAGAAGACATTGCAGATGGGTAAATTCCAGCCTGTAGGTGTGACTACTCGCTTCGGTACTTCAGCATTTACTACTGACCCTGTAACTGGTGCTATTACACCTTCTTACACTCTGTCTCCTGAAGCTAAAGCTTACCAAGATGCTTTGTCTGGTATGGCTACTCAGGGCTTAACAGCAGGTCAAGGGCTTATGAACCTTGGTCAGCAGTACGTTGGTGAGTCTCCAGAGGCTGTGCGTAACCGTTACTTGTCTACACAACGTGCTTTGCTTGCTCCTCAACAAGAACAGACACTGGCTGCTTTGCGTAATAGACAAGCTGCTACAGGCCGTGGTGGTCTTGCCTTTGGTGCTACTTCTGATGGCATGATGGCTACTAACCCTGAGATAGCTGCTTACTACAACTCTCTCGCTCAGACAGAACGACAGTTGGCTGCTAATGCTGAGACACAATATCAGAACCAAGTTAACTTTGGTACTGGTTTGTTGGGTCAGGCTACTACACCGTTTACTAATGTCTTCGGTGCTCAGAAGGGTGTGGAACTTGCCGCACAACAACCTTTGGAATTGTCTACTAACTTTGCCAACCTAGCGGCTACACGAGGTGCTGCACAAGGCGCTAACTACGCTACAGCTATGGCTCCTAGCCTCCAAGCACAGTATAATGCAAATAACTACAATCCTCTGGCTACAACTCTTCAAGGGGCAGCTAGTAACCCATTGACAGGTTATGGTTTGATGAAGCTTACAGGCTTGGCTTAATTTTAAGGGAATAAATACAATGGCTACAGATAGTATTTTAGGTCTGTTTACTGATCCTTATCAGTATATGCAACAGCAGAATCAAGCTCAAGATGCAGCTGCTATGAAGTTTGCTCAACTCAATCCAATGGAGAGAGCACAGTATGGTATCTTCAGAGGCGCTGGTCAACTAGGTGGTGCTGCTGCGGGTGCTCTTGGTGTACAAGACCCTGCTCTTCAAAGACAATCACAGCGCCAAAGACTGCTTCAAGGTTTGGATTGGAACGATCCTGCTTCTTTAGCTAACGCTTCTCGTGCTGCCTTGGAAATGAACGATGTACAAGCTAGTCGTGAGTTTTCCGCTGCTGCTGAAAGATTAAAAGCTACTCAGTTGGAAGCTGAAGTTAAGAAGAGCCAGATTGCTCGTAACCTGCGTGAGCGTCCTGCTAATATGTCTCAATTAGGTAGGCTTCAGGCTGAAAGAGCTGATTTAGCTACGGAGTTTGGAGAAACCGACCCCCGTGTAAAACAGTATGACCAACAAATTGCTAAACTTACAACAGGGAAGACACTTGGTCAAGAGATCGGTGAGGGCCTTGGTCAAGGTCTTGGCTTGATTGGTAAAGCTCTTGGTGCTGGCTTGAAAAAGGAAGGTGAAGAGACAGGCCAATTCGCAGCTAAAGACTTCAATGCTTTAGGTTCTGCTGTTGCTGCTGGTACTGCTTCTAAACGAAACATTCAAACAATGGAGAACGCTCTTAGCAATTCGTTCACAGGTAAGTTTGCCGACACTAAGACAAACATTATCTCTTCATTAAAAGGTTTGGGTTTAGATGTGAACAAAGACTTGCTGGAGGCTACAAGCAACACCGAGCTTGTTAACGCAATGGGTACACGTTATGTCTTCCCGTTAGTTAAGAACTTCCCCGGCTCATTGGCTGCAAAAGAATTGGCTGTTTTGCAAGAGACATCCCCAAACTCTTTACAACAACCCGCAACAATCGCTCGTCTTGTTGGATTGTTAAAGACAGATATTGCTGAAAACGAGTATACATACAACCAAGCTAAAAAGTATAAAGAGGCTAAGAACTCTACTATTGGTTTTAATCCAGCGGATTCTAAGATTGAGTTCCAACAAAAATATAACCAATTAAAAGATCTAGTAGCCGCTGCCAGAAGTAAAAACTCAGTCACAGAAGCAGAAAAACAACGAATTGAAGCTCTTAAACGAGAACTTGGAGTTTAAGCATGGCAAGTGAATTTGATATTTCAGATCTTCCAGTAACGGACGGTCAAACAACTACGCCACCTGCTCGTGATATGGACATGAGTAAATCTGTCCTAAGTCCTGATTACCGACCCCGTTCAGCCCTTGGAGCACAGGAGATTGGCGGCCTTATCGGTAGTATTGGTGGCGGAGCTTTAGGCGGCATTGTAGGAGGCCCTCCCGGTGCTTTTGCTGGTTCTGCCGCAGGCGCAGCCGCTGGTGGAGCTTTGGGTGAGACATTTGAGCAAGTGACTCGTAACGAGCCTGTGTCTACTCAGCGTATTGGTATGGCAGGTCTTGAAGAAGCTGCTTGGGATGTGGGTGGAAACCTTGTACTCAAGGGCGCAGGTAAGACACTTCGTTTAGCGTCAGATAAACTAGGATTTACATCTAAAGAAATTCCTGATGCCAACCAAGCTGCTCAGACGTTCCTACAGAAGTACGGTTCTTCTTTGCCTGAATCACAACGCACAGGTAATCAATTAGACGCTGCCTTAGAGGGTTTGGTCTATACACCTGCAACATACGACATCTTTAAGGCTAAACAAGCTGAGATTCGTGATGCTTTGCAAACAGGTTCTAAAGATGTCCTACAGTCCTTTGTGAACAGTCCTGAGTTTAGTCAGGCACTGCGTAGCGGATCGTCAGCTCAACGGGCTTCAGGTGAAGTCTTACAGAACTTTATTAAGCAAGGACATACTGCCCTGAGCGACAGTGTTAAGCCTCTTTATCAGCAGATCTTTAAAGATGTTGATTCAAGAGTTACCACTTTCCCTATTAAGACATGGGCCACTAAAGAACTGTCTAACCCTGCTTCTTTAACCGCAGGCCAGCGTACTATTCTGAACGAGCTTAACAGCCTTCCTCCAAATGTAAGCTTTGAGACAATGCACGACATTCGCTCACGCTGGTTGGCTGAGAACCGTGACAAGTACGCTTCCTCTACCTCAAGCAATAAAGATTCTAGAGCATCGGACACAATCTCGACATTGATCTCAAAGATTGATGATTCAATGGATGTATCTGCTAACCGTATTTTGAATAAGAATACCTTAGATCAGTATAAGAAAGTTACTAGAACTTACCGTGAAGGTATCCAAGGTCTTCAGTCTGAAGCTGTCACTAAGGCTATGGCTGAGAATCCAGAGGATGTCGGTGGTTTCTTGTTTTCAGCAGGTAAAGAAACCCCTATATCTGATTTGTACAAGTCTGTAGCTTCTGCTCAAAACCTGACAGGTAAGCCTTCTAAAGACATCCTAGACGCTATGCGTTTTGGGTATCTAGACGCAATGGTGAACACTCCTGAAAACATGCTCAAGTTTGCTAAGGACATGGAGCAAAGCCGCAGTGTTCAGAATACGTTTAATTCTCTGTTCCGTGGTACACCTCAGTATGACGCTATTATGTCTATGAACGAAGCAGCTAAGAAAGGTCTTGTTGAGACTAAAGCAATGCCCGGTCTTAACTATAGAACTGCTGGCGTAGCTTTGAACGTGGCAGGCCCTCTTGCAGCTATTGGTACTGGATATGCTTTTATTCTATCTCCTGAACAGCAACAACGAATAAAGGAAAACCTTGGTGAAGCTGCTGTAGCTGGTGGTGCTTTCATTATGTCTCAGCGTAAGCTTGCTAAAGTGATGCTTGATCCTCAAGGCGCTAAAGCAATTAAGTATTTGTCTACAGCTAAAGATAAACTTACTTCCCCCTCTGCCTTTACTAAACTTGTGGTAGAGCCTTTGACAAATATCTTAGGCGGCGGAGATGTGGCACAGGAACGATCAATGATGTTCCAACCTACTCGTGGTGAGTTTGATATTAGCAACCTTCCTGTAAAGTAATGTGGATCCAATCTCTGCAATGCTCATGCTTGGCAGTGCGCTCAAGGGCATACGCTCTTGTTGCGAGATGCTTAACGAGGGCAAAGCAGAGATCCAAAGGATTAAGAAGGGCGTAGAAGATGCCAAGGCTATCGTCAAAGACGTTTCTGGATTCTTTGGTTGGCTCAAAGGGATTTTCTCACCATCGGATAAGCAGCCTAGCGTTGCTGTGCAGGTTGAGGAGCCACAGAAGAAAGCTAAGAAGGACGAGTACGAAGAGTTCATCCCAGATGAGGATGCCATTGTAGATCAGTTCATCAAGCACGTAGGGGACTTCTTCAAAGCTCAGGCTTACTTGGTAGCTTACAAGGAAGACTTAGAGCGTAAGGTGTTTAGTTCTTCGTATGGAGACAACAACATTGGGGCCTTGGAGCTTATCTCTATTGAGACAAAGCTAGTCAAGTGTGGTAGGGAATTAGTAGAGCTTATGAACGAAGCTCCTCCACAGCTAGGGCCTTTGTACAGTCGCTACAAGTCAATGTACTCTAAGATCTTAGACGAACAAAAGAAGACAAGGGAACGAGATAGAAGGAACGAGAAACAACGTAAGATAGACAAGATCAGGGCTGACAATGATCGTGTTGACCGCTGTGTTCCTCATTGGGTAATCTTAGGTCTAATAATTATTTTCTGGTTATCCTCATGGCAAATATATCGAACTACGATGCAAAGATCTACTTTTGGGGAATGGTCTTCTTTGCCTCAGTTAGCTTCATCGCATTACCACTCACAGCATTCATCTACATAGATAACCTAGTCTTAAACGCTAGGATAGACAAAACACTTCAACAACTAGAACAAAGGGAGAAAAAGAAGTACCATGAAAGAACTAATTCAAAAATGGATGGACAAACCACCGATGACAGCGGACGAGATTGAGATCAGAACTTGGTCTTTTGTTGTTCGTTCAATCACAGTGATGGTGTTGGTTATTGCCTTTGGTGTCTTGTGGCTCATCGGCTTTGAAGAGCAAACAGGCGACTTAGCTCCTATTGATGCTGTGTTCCTTGAGATCCTCAAAGCTATTGCCTTCATGGGCGTAGGCGCTATGGGTGCTATCTCTGGTCGTAAGGGTGCAAACCCACCTGCTGAGAAACAGCCTCAAGATGGACAGCCTTCTTAATATCCTCAAAGGGGCTGCTCCAGCCCTTGCAACAGCCGTAGGAGGCCCTCTAGGGGGTATGGCTGTCAAAGCTATAGCTGATAAGCTAGGTGTCCCTGCCTCAGTATCTGAGGTCACTAAGGCCCTTGAGTCTAACCCTGAACTTGCTCTGAAGCTCAAGGAAATAGACACCAAGGCCTTTGAGGTCGAGCAACAGAACGTGACTGATCGTTGGAAGGCTGATATGTCTTCTGACTCTTGGTTGTCTAAGAACATCCGACCTATGACCCTTGTGGCTATATTGGGTGCTTACTTCGTGTTTGCAATGATGTCAGCTTTTAACATCAGTGTAAATGAATCTTATGTCAAGCTCTTAGGTGAGTGGGGACAGTTAATTATGTTGGCCTACTTTGGTGGCCGAACAGCGGAAAAAATCATGGGAGGAAAGAAATAAATGCAACTGAGCGAACACTTTACACTAGAGGAAGCTACTTACTCTGAGACAGCTATCCGTAACGGTATTGACAACCAACCTTCTACACTCCAACTGGAGAACATGAAGACAGCAGCTAAGTGTTTGGAGCAACTGAGAGCTGTTACAGGCCCTCTACGCATTAACTCTTGGCTACGTCTACCAGCTGTTAACATCGCTGTTGGAGGCTCTGCTAAGTCCTCTCACATGGATGGTTGGGCTATTGATGTCTCTAGCTCTAAACTGACTCCTTACCAACTGTGTCAGGAAGTCAAGAAGGCAGGTATCAAGTTTGACCAGATGATCCATGAGTTTGGACGTTGGATGCACATCAGCTTTGACCCTGCTATGCGTCAACAAGAACTGACTATCTTCAAGCCTGATAACAAATACAAAGCAGGTATCCTGACTGAAGAAGAGTACAAAAAGGCGTAACAGACCTCTGTGTACAGAAACGAAGAAGGCCCTCACAAGGGGCCTTTTTTATTGTCTTCTAGTCCTTACCTAAAACAAAGATAAACGCTATTGTAAAGAATCCTAGATGTAGAAGAACTGCGTTAGCAAACTCATACACATCTTCATCAGTCTCTACAACGGCCTCCTCAGTGTGATTCAATCCAAAGACTAGACCACCTGACCAGCTAAAGTCTACTATCATATATTACCAGTGCCTCCATGTGTTAGCAATAATGTGGATGCAGGTAATCATTTCGACTACCCGCATTAGGATCATAGTTTTAGTCATAGTTATGCTTGTACACGAGTCTGCACCAGCCTATAAACTCATCGTTTGGAACATCCCGCTTCATCATGTTAAGGGTCTTGTGAACTATCTGAATATTGTCTATTGTATAACCTTTTGAGCTATCAATCCTATCTACAGAAGCGTCAATCCCAAAAAAGATTTCAATTCCTGAAAAAGCACATCTTTCCATTTGTTTGTTATATTGGTTATGAATGTCTTCAATAGTTATTTCAAATGGGATGTTTCGTTTTATAGCATCTCTTTGCAGTTTGCTAAAAACTTTTCCGGGAACATGTCCAAAACCTTTCCAAGCAGGGTTCAGTTCTTTTGCCTTAGTGCCTTTTCGTTTAGTGTTGTTCCTAGCTGTTCGACAAGATGTGCAAGTAGTCTTTAAAAGGGCCGCCCTTTCGAGCGACTCTTTCTTAGCATACTCACGGTCTTTACCGCAGTTAGGACAAGCTAGTTTAAATTGTGCAACCATTTGCTGTGCAAGCTAAGGTCTGAGTTCCCTCAACATTGTCCGTATTTTCAACAAACGATTCCCAATCTATCGAGCTAGGAGTAACCATCAAAGCATTGTTGTACTCTTCCTCTGTACACTCAGAATAAGGTGCTTGGCGATAAGTACCTAAATCCATAGGCAAGAACGATACGCCAGTAACTTCATCAAAATGCTCCCATGTCCATGCGCCAACAGCAGGCCACTCATTCTCGTTAACAGAGATAGTCACTGATGGCTTATGCTCACACCAATGACGTTGGAAAATCAACCATAGACGCAAATGCTCAATAGCGGTCAAATCTTCCCTCAACACTGCTCCTTCCTCAACCTTCATTGGGAAAGAAAACACTGTCGTAGAGTCAGGCTTCATAACGCAAGGCTCAGACGGAAACCCTGAGTTCTTCAGGAAGTTAGTAAGAGGATCTTTGTTATCGCTACGAACACGACGAATAAAATAAGCACTATGCTGAGGATGGATACCAGAAGCTGTGCCAGTAAGCTGAGAAACCGTTCCCTCTGGCTTGACACAGGTGATAGCAGCTGAGACAGGAATACCAAGATCAGCAGCAAACTCAGCGTTTGTAGAAATAGCGACATCACGGAGTTCCTCTAAACGTTTAGGTAAGCCAATATCGTTAGCTGAGTTCAACAATGGATTATCCAAGATACCTGTCATTGAGACACCCAACAAACGTTCATCTTCAGTGTTGGTCTGCCATACCTTACGAAGATATGGGAAGTTAGTCATCGTCGATTGGAAGGTTCCCAAGATTGTCGCAATAGCGACTTTTTCTTTAAGAGACTCCACATCATCATCCGCACGAACAATAACTGAAGAGAGGTTACAGAATTGGTAAGGACGGAGGATAATTTCACTACAAGGGTTAGTGCCCCATTCTTTATCGAGTACACGACGACCATTCTTAGCCGCCTGAAGTTCCGAAGCATAGCGGTTAAAGATTCCACGCTCCCCTGAATGACTTTCATAGATATTGCTCCATTCACGCATAAACTGACCCACATCGGGTTTAACTTCATACACTGCTGAGTTGTTAGCCAATGCTCGTTGACCTTGACCGTCCCACCAGTTACCTGCCTTAGCGTGAGCCATACGGTCATCACCCAAGTCAGACAGGGAGATCATAGCACTCCGTCGTACGCCTCCCACGACAACAACCTCTCCGATCTTACAGAGTAGATCGTGGGCTTCCAAAGAGGTAAGCTTACGCCCTTGAGCACCCTTAAACTTAGCCACCGAATATTTAAAAAGTTCAACCAAAGGTTCTGGCCCCGAAGCTCGACCACCAAAGGTTTTGAGTCGTGTGCCAGCAGCTCGGACAGCAGATACGTCCCATTTAGGCACTTCACCTGCCCATAGGAGAGCAAGAACTTGTCGTAGGGCCTTTGCCCATCCTTCTTTGGAGTCTTTAACATGAACCACAGTATTAGACTCATAAAGCTTTTCAGGAATCTCAGGGAGTTTGTTGACATATTTCTGCTCCACGCTAAAGCCTACACCTGTACCACACAGGAGGATATACATAGCCTCATCGAAGGCTTTTGGGTCGTCAATAGGGAGATAGCTACAGTTGTAACCAGCGATGTTCTGGCGCTCTAAAGCCTCACCAGCAGTCATAATTGATCGCATGGATGGCATTACATCCAAGTTAGCCACTGCTGTCTCAAGACGGTTACGTAGCTCAGGTGTCAAGGTGTAGTTGTTATTCTTCTTCAGGTGCTTTTCCATGAAGTCGAAGTAACGAGCCACTGTTTCATTCCAGTGCTCACGACGGCCTTTATCGTCCAAATAACGGCTGTAGCGTGACTTGGCAATATAGGTCTGGTAGGGGGTCATACGGTTTTCAACCTTTTTCATTATTTGATTGTCCTTGTTGTTGTTAAATTTTGGAGGGCAGGCATTTTAATACGCCTCGATCATTTTGTCAAGATACCAACGGGCTTTTTTGAGGTCTTCTACCCCATTTTTGTCCATGAACCTCATAATGTACTGCAAAAGTTGTACATAATCTGATATGAACAGAGGGGCGTTGTCAGGATAGCCTTGGTAATCGAACTTGGCTACCAGTTTAGCAATCACATCCCGTACCTCAATCCCCTGATCTTCAAAGAGCATGTAATGCTTTGGTTTACTTATTACGTTGTACAAGTCCTCAGCGGTTGTCCCGTTTAGTCGTTGTTCCATGAGCATTTCACCTTTCCCAATTCGTTCCATGTATTCTTCAATCGACAGTGACAGCGGTTTGTCCATACTTCCTCTCTAGGTATTCAATCGACAGGAACATCTCATCAAAGTGTCCGTCAGCTACCTCGTTCATGACCAACAACCCACGCCAATGACGGTTGGAGAGTTGATCCATGTAAGACTCATCATGAAGGTAATAACTACCAACAACGATAGCAGTGATAGGCTTCCCGTCAGCACGTTTACCATAAGCGACCTGTTTTCCTTGCTGGTGTCCAGCCACGCAAGACATATGAAGCTTAGAGATAATAGCAGCAGGGGAAGCAGCAGGACGTCCCATAGCCCCAACAGGCCAATAATGATTGAAGCCAACGCCATTGATAAATACTGGATGGAGAAAAGCGTGTACTTCCCAATCTTTGTCATATTCCAAGTCCTCAATGGAGATTAAACCTTCAAGCATAGGATTGTTGTTAACAGCCCTGTCGATACGGTTCTCATGGTTACCGAGTGTCAACACCATACGAGGCTTGTAGACCTTGTGTTTGGTGTCTTTCTGTGTCTTCTGGAGGTCACGAAGAGGCTGTAGCAGCATAGACATACCCAACTTAGCTGCCTCGATGTCTTTCTGGTAGCGTAAACCTTCAAAGTATTTACTACCTTTAACATCGTGGCTAGATAGGCTAGGCATGTCAGCATGGTCACCCAAGTGAACAACTACATCAGGCTTGTACTCACAGATAGCTTTACCAGCCCAAGAGAGGTGCTCCATTGGAATACCTTCCTTGACCTGAGTATCGGGGATTACTAGGATCCTCATGTTAGCTCAAGTCCTTGGTGAACATTTGCTTTGCCAAGTCAGGGTTACCATGCCATTCCTCAGCTTGGATATTCAGCTCGTGCATCTTAAAGAACACCTTTTCTTTGATACTGTAGCCGTAAGAAGCCTCCAAGACACTCATAACTTCCCAAAGTACATCATACCAACGAGCACCTTCTTGCCAAGTAATATCTGAGGTGTGGGTGTGCTCAGGATAATGTTCTACCGCAGGTGTGGTGATTGAGAAGTAAATCTTAGTCAAGGGTTCTTCTTCCATCCAATCATCAAAAATAGCCATGTCTTGTTTCTCCTCTTTGTTAATCTGGTGAAAGTATTCATCCAACGGTTGAGTGTTAAGTGTCATTGAAGTCTCCATCAATCGGGTGGTAAACAGCATACTCTGTCTCAAAGACTCCTTTAGGATACTCTTTAACCACCTTCGTCGTTGTAATCAGCCTACACCCAAGTCTAGGATGATCTACCACATACAGTTTAAGACAACCATCCATCCAATCAGGCTTGAACGGTGGAGGCTTATAGTGTACTACTATCTTCGTTGCCATCAGTTTGTTCCTCTGTCATGTACAGCTTCCCTTCTTCGATACCACGCTTGATACCTGTCAAGATACCTAGACAAAGAAGAGCTTCCTTTTCCTTGTCAGTCATATCAAAGCTGAAGTCTGCACTACCGTCAGGGTTCTCACGAATCAATTTTACTTCCATCTGATACTCGCTTTCTACGTTCTTTAATCCAGTGTACAGGAACTTCCTTATCTGCATACTGGAATCCGTTCTTGATACACCAATCAGCGTATGTTGTTCTTGAAGCCTTATTTAGTTTCTGTTTACTGTTAGAGAACACGAAACGAATATCTAAATGAGGATGTTGTCTCTTGATCAACAAATGCTTCTTACGATCAGCAACTAGGAATCTACCCTTTGTCTCGATGATGATACCATTCTCAAGCACGAAGTCAGGGGTGTACTGGCGTTCAGTAGCAGGCTGAAGGTATTTGATCTTCATCTCCTCGTACGTGAACTTAGCATTGTTAGCAGTCAAGAACTTTGATGTCTCTTCCTCTAACCCTGATCTGAATCCATGCTTTAGAGCCACTGCTCGTTTGCTCATTACTTTTCTAGTTACCATTGGCCTGTCTTGTGAAACTGATGGAGAAAGACACCGAAGGCATCTGTGAACTGTTCATCGTGAGTCATGTGGCCCATTGTGAACATAATAGCGTGAACTAACTCATGGTAGAAGGTTTGTAGTGTTGTCTGCTCACTCATGCCGTTACGGATTGTAATGGTCTGAGAGTGACAATCACACTTACCTAACTCTGTGAGGTCGTCTGATCCGATGACTCGCCACTCGAATCCTCCGAGTTCAAAGGAACTGGGAATGGAGGATACCATGTTTGATTGGGTGTTCTTCTTAGCCATAGAAGTGATCCGTTCTCGGTGACTCGTTCAATATTACCATCATAAGCTTTAACACAAGCATCGTACATCTCCCGTTCAGTCTTACAATCAGCTAAGATCTTTGCAGCCTTAACTGGCCCTATGCCTTTCAAGCCAATGATGTTGTCAATACGATCCCCTGTGAGGATCTGAGAGTAAAAGTTCTTGAGTCCTTCAAACTCATCAATGTAATACTCTTCCTTCTTTACGAAGTTGTAATGCCAACCTTCAACTTGATCTAGGTCTTTGTCAATGGAGACAATCCAGCCTCCGTTAGTACTTGCTTCGATAGCCACTGCATCATCAGCTTCTTGTCCTTCAACCAGTTCTGCACCAAGGCGCTGGAGATGGTTCCTGATAGCTTCGTAATGCACTGGCCTCTTAGCATCTTTACGATTCCCTTTGTAAGGCTCAGTAACTGCAATATCGTATCTAAAGTTACCTCTACCAGTGATGTACGCTTTGTAGTCATCACACTTGAGATCAAGGTAAACAATGTCATGGAGTAATTCAGTTACACGAGCAAGACAAATAGCTTCATCGACATCCTCTGAGGCAAAACCAACACGATAACAGATAATGTCAGCGTCGATTAAGGCCACAGAGGGTTTAGAAGGAACTTTTTTAGAGGTATTTTCCATCTAGCTTAGTTGCCCATGAGTCTAGCTTTTTGTCTAGTTCTGTAATAGAAATAGCGATAATAGCTGGAATCAAGACCATTCCAAAGATTTCAAACCATGAAAACATATTGTAGTCAACAAAGACTTTACCTGCTAACATGATTAATGAAACGCTTTTGACATACGCAAGGTTTGTAAACATTACAGAGATTCCTCAGTATCTGGGACATAGGTGACCACTTGCGTGACCATGAAGTTCTTCAACGAAGGTGCTTTACCGTGCATCTTGCTCATCTTGTGTTCGTATGAGCTAACAACAGCAACAACCTTAGAACCATTACCCAAGTCCTCAACTGCAATCTCTTTCATGTCTTCACCGATAGGCTTGAAGGCATACTTAGACTTACAGACAATGTAGTTGCCCATAGAGTCTTTGTTCTTGACCTTGATACCCAAAGCAGTCAACTTAGCTGCATCGTTGTCTGAGATGTTACCGATGGTACATTCGTACTTGTCGTTAGCCTCGTTGAACTTAGTGTTCAGGTTATTCATCCACTTAGTCCAGAACAACTCACCGTTGATTTTTGCTGGTTTCAAATCACTCATTTCAATTTCCTTCATTAGGTTGGTTTGTTTGTTGGGCTTGTGCTTGCCCTTCGATTTTCTGTACGAGTACGAAAGCGCCTGTCTTAGTTGGCAGCTCCCCTAGTACTTGTAACAAGAATTGTACTTCATTTGGTTCAAGATCTAACTTCATTGCAAGTATTTCCCTTCATGTTTTGCAAGTCCGGTTGCTTCTTCCTCAATGTATTCTATGGCAGCAACCAATACCAAGTATACATCTAAAATATCCATTGTGTCTGTGTGGTGAATTATAAACGAATCATCTCCGATATTTAGCAGGATCTGTTGTTTTATTGCATCATCCTTCTTGTTAGTGAGTTTCATGTTCTGCTTTCTTTAGATAGTCTAACACTTTTTGAATCCCTTCGATATTGTCCCCTAGCTGGCCCAGTGAACGGTTACAGCCTCGACACAATACCCCTCTAAACTTCATTGTATCGTGGCAGTGATCGTAACACAGTTCTTCCTTCTTTCCACAAATCTGACAACAAGAACTTGTAGCCATTAAACGCTTATAAGTCTCAGCGTCTACGCCATATCGTTTTTTTGTTTGATGATCTGTCTTCCAATCTTTCAGTTTAGCGTTTTCTTTATTTCGTTGCGTATAACAAGTATAACAAAGATTACGTCTTCCATACTTTGCATTCACACTTTGAGCAAAAAGTGTTAAGTCTTCAGAGTGTAGACCACAATCAATACAGGTTCTAGTGGGTGTCACGCCAAGTTTTGCCAATCTTATACTCCCCTGTTAAAGGACATCGTAAATTATAAAATCTTCCAGCCTCTTCGATAGAAGCTACACAAGCTTTACCGACTTCTTCTGCAATGTTTGGAGAGGTTTCCATTTGAAGCTCATCGTGAACATTGACCGTTAACTTAACATCCCACTTATTCCTAGTGATCTTATCATTGAAGATAACTAACGCTTTCTTCATAACGATAGCCCCTGCGCCTTGAAGAAGGCTATTGAGTGCCGCATGTTCACTACGTACCCAAATTTTGCGACCATCGAGGCCCGGTACATAGCCTTTCTCCGCATACCGTTGGACGAGATCACGTAGACGTTGGAGTGCGGGAGTCCCTTCAAGAAATCTATTGATAAGGCGCTGACCCTGAACACGAGAACCCCCGACGATGGATCCGATCTTCTCCGGCCCCGCCCCGTAGAGGAACGCATATATGAAGGTCTTCGCTTGATCCCTCGTTTCCAAACCGGCTGCACGTTGGTTGATCGTATGCACATCCGTGCCGTCCTTAGAGCTTCCCTCGGTGACTGTCTTGACATAGTTTTCATCCTTCATGTAATGAGCCAACATACGTAACTCAAGGCCGCTAGCGTCACAACCAACAAGTACGTTACCATCTTCTACCGTCCAACATTGTCTACATTCCTTTCCATATGGAGAACCAGAGTTAGGGATCTGAGCCATGTTAGGGCTGCTGTGTGTCATTCGACCTGTCACAGCACCGTTGGTGATGACTCTACCATGTACTCTACCGTCTTTACCTACAGCATCCATCCAAGACTCAACCTGAGCTACTCGTTTCTGTAGCATCAAATATTCAGCGATGATCTTAGCTTCAGGGAAGTCTAAGGCTACAAGCACTGCTTCATCTACGATAGGCTGACCAGTAGGTGTGAACTTCTTAGGCTTCCATCCTAGCTCAATTAGCTTCTCTCCGATCTGCTGTCTGCTTGCTGGATTAAAGGTAATTGTCTCATCCTTAAGTCTTTTTCCTGTCTTCTCGGAATAT